AGCAACAGTCCATTCATTCATTGATTCATTGCCGAATACGTCCCATTGAATTTTGCTTCCAACGGTTAATTTTTGTCCAGACGGTTTGGTCTCTTGGGACAATAATTCTTTTTCCCTTGCCTTAAGTTCCTTTAATTCATTAGGCTTTTCATCTTCAAGGATTCTGCCCTCTCTTCTTGCGGCTTCAATTGCATTTATCCGCTGTCTTACAGAGTCTATTTCTTCTTGTGCTTGAGGAGCGGCTTCTGTTTGAGCGGCTTGTTGACTTTCGCTTCTTGCATTTAATTGCCTAACAAGCAGGTCAGCGTTTGATGTAGATTCAAATACAATATCAGGAAACGCCTGTCTTAGAGCGTCAAGCAATTCGGGCCTTGCATTTACAAGACCGTCATTTACGATGATTCCGCCTATTTGAGACACGTCGGTTATCGATCCAACACCTCTATTTGCAACAAGAGTAAATGGTCCATCCATATATGCGTTTCCAGAAGCTGTTCCGGTTCCGGCTCCCGCCCCTTGTTGACCCCCTGATAACGGAGCCGTGTAAAGCCTTCCTCCACCTCTAGTCGGGTCTATCCCTTTGGTTAAAAGATTGAATAAATCACTAAATGCTTTACCAATAGTTGTTTTCCCCATTCCATGAGCCGAATATTGATTTCCGCCTTCCGCATTCGCTCTATCGAGAGCTGCTGGGGCATTCCCAAATCCTTCATCCAACAATCCGCCACTTCGTCCGCCGGGAACATTGAAATAAATATCACTCAATATATCGTTTACCCTTTGCGCGGCTTCGTCTGATGTTTGAAGAACTCCACTTGTTGCAGGCGCTTCACCGCTTGTTGTTTCGATAGGTTGGGTTGTGACAGGTTCTTGCCCGACTCCGACTTCACCTGATACCCTTGTTTGGTTTTCTTGATCATAAGGGAGATTGTTTAGATTATTCAACAGCTGTTGCCCAGGACCCTGTGCACCATCTCTTATTTGAAGATTTTTGCCGTCTTCAGTTGTTATATTAAGATACACAACCTTGCCGCCCTTTTCTTTATAGCTATTGACTACAGCGTTTTTACCATTGTAGTCTACTGTTGCCCCCTTTTCAAGGGATGGAGTGATGAGGGTGTTCTGGTTTTCTTTTACCATCTCCCCAACGTCTCCAGTGTCTGTCTTAATCCCCATTGAGCGAATTTTTTCAGCCGCGCCTTCGCCCTTCTCGATTACAACACTTTTCCCGTTGTTGTACTCAAGCTCGTAATCCCCATCTTCGTTTATGAAGAAATTCGCCTGTTGCCCATCCACCATAACTCGTTGAGGGGCCGTAGAAACACCCACCGTTCTTGCATCAATCCCGTTTGTGCCAAGGTTTAAAATTTGCTCCCTTTCACTTTTGAGTCTTTGAATTTGAGCCTCGGTTACAGGATCCTGCACGTCTGAATCTTCAAGCGTTTTGATGTCTTGACTGATCGAAAAGACGTGAGCCTTTTTCGTGTCATCAAGGGAATCCCAATTAGGGTGAACCCTTAAAGACTCCAGAGTCTCCATCGGCTTTTTGAGCGTCTCTTTTAACTGACCCACAGTGCTCTCTGATGTGTGAGAATCAATTATTTTTTGTCCCCTTTCAGCTATTTCATACTCTACAGACTCCCTTGTTTGGGACTTCTTTTGAGGACCCTTTATGAAGTCAACGCCACCCTTTACGATGGCTCCCCCAAGAACGCTATTTACAAATTCTTCGTTATTAAACTGTGTGTCAAAGTACTTCGATTGACCGATAGCGTTAGCAGCCCGCTTCGATATGTTATCAAGGATGTAAGCACCCCCTTCTTCAAGAAGTCCCTCCTTAATAAAGGCATCCCTTGTGTACGCCCCAAGCGATTCAAACACGGCCTTTCCAAGCGGGCCGTTGCCCCTTATGGCCTGACGAATAGAGGCCCTTGCCTGCGTCTTAAACAAATTATCTGGGACAGCAAGTTCTATTGTGGCCTGCGGAATTGCCAACGCAGAGGACACTACAGAAGCTTCAGACGAACTGTACTTGCCCGTTTGAATCAGTTCATTATAGTAGTCCGCCTCAGCAGATAAAAACCCGGGGATAAATGTTCCAAGCCAAGCAGGGGCTTTTGCCGCTGCCGCAGCTTCTCCCCCCATCATAAACATAGCCATCGATCCAAAACCACTACCGGCCATGCTTGACAGCTTCTGAACAACAGAGTTAGTCTCTGGCTCGAACGATTCAGCTATAAGGTTGGCGTTAAGCCCCATAATTTTATCAAACAGCCTGTCCGAGATGTCGTACTTGTCATCGCTTGTTAAAAACTTTGCCGGCCCAACTTGAGCCCCCATCCTAACAAGTGATGCCGCTGAAGATATGGCCATACTCATTCCCGCAGCACCTGCCGACCTCATAAATTCATACGCAGCCCCCCATGTTTTCATAGGAGCTTCAATCACCCCAAAATCCGTTGACCAAAACTTCTTTGCAATTTCTTCATTGCGCTTCTTCTGTTCAAACTCCTCCTTTATGCCCGAATACTTCTCAAACTCGTCAGCAAACGCCTGACCAGAAGCCGACATGCCCATCAAGACCTTGCCATAGATGTTATAGTCCTGCTGAAGTTGGTTTACCCTTTTCTTGACATCTTCAGTTATGCCAAGTCGAGTAGATATACTTTTTTCTTTTTGTTTTAAAGACTCCATTTGAGAGTCATAGAACTCACGGGCTATTTCTCCCTTCTGCAACTGAGTGTTCAACACCTCGGCCTGCTTAAAAATATCGCCTGTTTGTTCTTGGTACTTCTGAATATCTACACTGCCAACAAGGTTTGAGTTCTCCACAATCCTGTTTTCAATAGCCATAGCCTGTTCTGCCCTCTTGGCATTAAACAGCCCCTTTGCCCTGTCTTCTATAGATAAAACAAACTGCTCATCCCCCTTAGAAACACCCTCTTTATCCGATATTCTTTTTTTAATCTCGTCGTACCTTTGTTTGTTGGAGCTATACCCGTCTGGATACTTTTTGGACATGTACCTCCAATAAGAATCCATTACGTTTTTAAAAACTAAATCCTTCTTTTCCCTGTTCTTTTTGCCCTCCTCAGTTGTTTCGAGAAATATGGTAGAAACGGGCTGGTCCTCTGACTCTTGGTACAAATCAGCAATGTCCTTATTGGATGCAATTGTATAGTCATCGTCAGTTAACGTATCATCCCCAGAATAGGCCATGTAGTCCTTCAACTCATCCTCAAATGGGGAAATAGCATCGCTTAACTCCGCCCTTCTCATCGTCCTTCTGGCTGATTCCTCAAGAGTTGGCATACCCTTCTCCTTTCTAATGTCCTCAACCTCTTGAACAACCTGCTCGTTTACGTACTTTGGATTCGACGGCAGTTTGCCCTGCCGAATTTGCGACTGAGCCTTGTTTGCTTGACTTATTTCAAAGGAGGTTTGCTCAGGGACAAGCGCTTGAGTTGTCTCGGATGGCAGTTCTTCTTTTTTGTAGGTTATGTCTTCAAATGGACGCTTTATCTCTTGCTTCTTTTGCAAATCAGTTTTAAGCGGAACCTGAATTTGAGACTGCTTCATCCTATCGACAATGCCCTGCCCAAAACTCGGAGCGGAAGGCTGTGGCTGCTGCCCTTGTGGCGCGTTTGATTCTTGCCCAGAAGCCGCGCCATCTTCCGGTTGCGCCCCCTTTAGCGAAAGCGTTTTGTAAAACGATTCAAACGATTCGGGGACATCTATTCCCTGAGATTTTTTGGACTGAAGGTATGAAAAATATTTCCTTGCACTCTCCTGATTGGAAAGTGTTTTCTGAAACGATTCGTACGTTGGTGGTACGTCAAGGTTTTTCGACTTCAGATATTCGTAATACTTCTTGCTTACTGGTATTGCCATTTATATTTTTGTCTTGTAATTGTTGTTACTGCACTTTATTCTTTGCCATGTGCTTAATCGGGTTTCAACCAGGTAACGCCTGAGTTGTCCGTGCTTTGATTAGCGCTGCCACCCCCGCGAATATTGTTAAATATGTCATTTGCATCAGCCCCGTACTCCCCTAAAAACGCGTTCCTATTCCTTACATCTGAGTAGTCAATCCAAACCGATTCAACATAGCCTCTTCCTGTATCAACCACACCACGAATTACAGTCCCGTTCGGCCCTTGATAAACCTCTTTAACGCTTACTCTTCTTAAGTTACCATCGCTGTCATACAAATCAACGGTTTTAGGATCAAGGGCAATCGTGTTGTATCCAGACGTGTAAAAAAGATCTGTTTGATCCGGCTGGTTTGGTGTGTGAGCAGCCCTGAAGTTAACCCCCTTGTACTGTCCCTGACCCGCATTAAAGTCAAAAGAAAAGTCTGGCTTTTCCTCTTTCCTACTTGTTACTCCCCCCGTGTACTTAACCTCCTTCTTTTTGGGCTTGTAGTACTGGTCAAACTGCTTAAGGATTTCTTCTTTTGCGTCCTCGTAACCCCCCATTTGATTTGCTACAGCCTTACCCTCAGGGCTCTTCAGCAGGTACGCGTCGAGTCTTGACTCGAATGCGGTTCTATCCTTACCCACCATGTTCTTGGGCAGATCAGTTTCCGGAACCGTCTTGGCAATCTCATCAACCACTCCCGTCAAGTCATAAACCTTAGGTAGTTCGGCACCCTGTCTAGCAAGTCTATTCCTCTCCTCTATTGTACCGGCACTCTTAAATGCTTCAATCTGGGCAAGGGCCTTTTCCTTATCGTAAACCAACCCCTCAGGATCCTTTTGGTACTGACCCATAATATTGTCGTAGAAGGCCCTGTTTTGCTCGGACTGCTTACGGGCGGTTTCTATCTTCCTCTCAAGGGCCTTCTTCTCCTTTATTTGGTCGGGGGTAAGGTCTTCCATCGCCGTTCCAGAGTTGATGTAACCCGTAACGAGGTCGTCGTACTGAGAGATAAGACCATTGAGCTCCTCCTCCTCCCCATCATGCCAAAGGTCTTCGGGGGCAAGTATTGTGTCGAGCCACTGCCTCTTAGCCTCCTTCTTGTTATCCTCCTCCTCCTTGGCTAATTCACGAGCCCTTTCAAGCTCCGACTCGGCTATGTTTAAGGCCTCCCCACGTTCAAAGAACGCAGCCCCTTTGCCTGATCCATCCATTTGACCAGACTCGCCTGTGTATACTATTGCTGCACTTGGTACTGCCATTATCCGTAAAGCATTGGTTCAATTGTATCTATTCCTGTTTCACCAAATTCGCCTGTATTCCCCGTAGTTGTCGTGGTTTTGCCCCCGATTCCCCCCATCATGCCGCCCCCAGCCCTTGCGACATTCGCAAAAGCATCGAAAGCCAAGTTCGACTCCTGATACCTCTTTTGTCTTAACGCAGAAATAGCTGCACTGGTTCTCAAGAAGGGGTTCAAGACGTTTTGCTCGTACTCCATCTGCCTGTACTCGCCGAGTTGAGAGGCCATATTCGCCATATTCGCCCGCCTGTTCTCTAATTGGGATTGATAGTTCTGCGCATTCTCAATACCAATCTGCTGCTGCTGAGCCATACCCTGAGTCCCGAGGTTTGTAAGGGCGGCAACGGCATCAAGACCCGTACCGTACTTAGAAATATCCCCAAGGGCGGAGGCCTGCTGAACCCCCATAAGGTTCTGCATGGCGCCGTAGCCCGGCATATTCCTTGAAACAGGCATTGCCTTTGCAGCATCGTAGGCCTGCATCATCTCTTTAGGCATCTCAAAACGGGGGTCCTTGAGCCCCTTCTGTAGGCCCTCTATCTCCTTCTTGGCACGGTTCGCACGAATAAGGGACTGAATCCCCTTACCCGCTGCAATGCCCCCTGCTATAATACTTGCTGTTATCGGCATTCCTTGTAGATTAAATTTGTTATTTCTTCATCAGAGTAAACTACACTCATCCCACAGCGCTGCAGCCACTTTATACCCCTTTCGTTACGAGACCACATCGAGCACTCAAACTCGGGGCCAACGGTATCAACAACGGACTCAAACACCTGCTTGAGAACAGTCTTTACCCTGTAGTTTGGGTTTACACCAAAACTCACGAGTCTCCCCGGTATGGTGTAAATGAATCCAACAACTCTATCGTCAACAACCACGTCTTTAAAAACCCCGTCCTCGCTAACAGACTCCCAATCCATAATTTTCTTGTAGGTGTCTACAGCCACTCCTGAATCCGTTTTATCAGGGTTACTTGGGTCGCAATAAAGCTCTATCTCCTTGTCCCCCTTAAAAGCGGCAAGAATAGACCTTATTTTGACGCTACTCTTCATCGTAGGCAAATTTATGAAAGTATCCCCTTAATTCCAACATTGAATATTTGTGCCCCGCTCTGGTTTGAAAGTGGGTCATAACTCAACACGTGGGTAAGGTAGTACGACCTCATGTCTTCACCAGCAGCCATGGCCTTATCGGCGGAGTACAAGTACCCTGAAACCCCTGTTTCTACAGGGTTCCCGTAGCTAGTCTCTATAAACGTTGTGTTTGTAATGCTGTTGTAAACGGCAGACGTTACCGTCCCTAAAAAGTTGCCGTTAACCTGAACAACCACCACATTCACACCAAGCAATCCCGTGTAATCACCATCAACATTCCACCCCGTGATGAGGTCCCCCGTGTCGGGATCGATACCAACAAAAGACGTTGATGGGACTGCTGAATTCAAAAACTTGGGGTCGTACAAGTTCTTCTTGTAGTAACCCCTTACATACCCCTCATAAACCCCCATCTCTGATGTTGGGACGGAGGTGTACATTCCGCTAGTGTAGCTGAGGTTTGGTTCTGAACTTGCCTCAACCAAAAACGGCTTTGATGAGCGCTGAGTAAAGTTTTGATACCTCTTTACATTTAGCGGGTCTTCGTTGGAGACAAACGCTATCTTTTGAATAAACTCGGTATCGTGGAACGTGAAAGAATCCCTCTGATTGTGTTTAAAGAATTCCGACTCGTCCCCCCACCCAAACAGAAGCTGTCCGTAGTTGACAAAGTGCATGAACGGGTAGTAGTATGTTGATCTCCACCTCATTTTTAAGTAATCGAAAACAACGTGCTTCACCTCTGTTTCCGGGTGAATGTAATACGTTGCCTGACCAACATTGTTCCCTACAGGGAATTGATCCCGAATGTATATTGCGATACCCAGTGCGATAAGGCCCGGCTCCTCGACGAACTCTATGTACGTGGTGAATGTCACAAGCGGAGCCAAAGGATCGTCTACTGGTATGTAAAACGTTATTTGGCGACCAACAAACCCGGCGAGTTCAGCATATGTTCCAGAGGCAAGGAAAACCGAAGCGCCCTCGTTGGCGAACACTATGTCGCCAGAATAATCAGAGTCGTCCTTCACCAGCTTAAAAGCAAATCCCACCTCCCCCATAAGCTCGTTCACGTACGAACGGCAGTCAGATGCAGACGTTTTTGAGTACTCTGTAGCAATCCGCTTGGTCTCGGTTTTGAACTTAAAGTCGTTTCCGCTTGCAGGGTCTATCTCACTGATCACGTTCTGACCGTTGGTGTCAGACAGGATAAACACCCCAGAGTTCGGGTCAAAGTACGCTATAGAGCCGTTTGGGAGCAGCGCAACAGAGCCAGGGGCCGTGGTTCCAAACCTTGACTTGTAGTCAAACCAAGAAGCGAACGTGGCCTTGCTTACCCTCACAGAGCTATCCGATCCAACCTCGTTGGGGTAGAACTGAATGTACACCGAGTTCTCTTTAAACGGCTGAAGGCACTTCAGAGTCTTACCCTCCCTGCCAGCCATAATTGCTCGAGTCACCTCCCCGTGAAAGGGGTTCATCTGAATGATGTTCGAGTTGTCAAGCACAAAGGTCGACGTCCCGTTAATAGTGCTGTTCGGGCCGCCGTAAGGATTCGAGTGGATGGCGTCAGCCTTACGGTGCGTCATCTTAAATGTCGGAGATTCGATTCTTGTTCTTCCGGTATTGTGAACATCACTCAGCCAGTAGTCGGAATAATGCGGGTCCTCGATGTAGTAGTAGTACATCCCCGCCCCGCCTGCATACCCCGTGCAAAAATTTCTCATCCTGAGGTATACGTCTCCGTATGACGGGTAGATGTAGGCCGGAGAAGCAATAACACCCACCTGTTGAGAAGAGCTATAAGACAGCGTTATGTAGGAAATGGTATCGAGAGGATCCTGATTAAGAAACGTGATGTAGGTTATATTGTCCTCTACGCGGTATTCAGCATCGATAATCTCTTCGGAATTAACTGTTTCGACAGATCCGTCGTTGTAATAAAGAACGAGATTAAAGGACTGCCCGACCAAATTAGTGCGATCACTGGTCATGGAAAATATGTAGCTGAAAGGAGCTATCTCGACGCACTGAGCGGTGTAATCGTATGGCGCACCATGTCTCCTGTCTGGAGTATGCGCGTCAATAACCGATATAGAACCGGTCACGTCCTTCCAAGCCGAAATAAACAGGCCTCCGTCATCGTCAACAAACGGACGAGGAGTGTATATCTCAACAATGTATCCGCCCGGGTTATCGATACTGTCAAAGTTCTCAATCAGGTTTATGTTAAACAGGCTAGTATAAACAACTGGCCTTCCGCCCTCCCCGTCAGTGGGAAGGTAATCCAAAACATCCACCTCAACATACTCCGCATACCCGCCAAGGGTGTTACTGAAGTTATCCCAACTCTCTGGGGAACGTCTTCTAACAAACCTTAGCTTATCACCCTTCTGAGGAACGTGATTTATGGTCGCCCCAATGTTATAAACGTTAGTGTACTTGTTGTCAAGCGTTATCTTGTAACGAGTGTCTTGACTTGCAGAATCTAAAACTATAGCACTGTTTGCGTATATGTTTTCAACCGAAACCATGTACTGACCAAAACTCAATATCTCGGTAGCCGGCTTCGCTACAATCCAGTACCTGTCGGCCCAGACCGGAGGTGCATGCCCGATGGTGATTTTCGGATTAATAGTAAAAGGGTTCCATTCTTTGGACAAAGACGATCTGTCGATGTCGTAAAAGAACGGAACAAACAGATTCATCTGATCCGAAGTATAAACGGTGCCGTCCCTGAAAGCCCTGTCCCCGTAAACTATCCCAAACTGGTGAGTGGCACCAGACTTTAGGGATGTCCGGGCGTCATTGAGGCGGGTCAGCTTGCTTTGAGTCGTGTTGATGTCGCTCGCGATCGGGGTGAAAGAGTATCTGAAAATAGTTCCAACAAGAGATACCGTCCCGGCGGGCTGACCAAGAGAAGCCATGAACGAGTCGCCGATCAACTGAATCATGTACTCATTCCGATCGGTAATCGTCGGGAGAGCGAGTGCTGCATCAATGTCCTGCTGAGTCACAATGTAGCTCAGAAGAATAGGGATGCTCGTCGGCCCGTTGAGTGTTATGACCATGCCTGCGCTGTAGGGGAATTCGGTCGTGACATTCCACGCATCGACGCCGGTATCCAGGTTCCCACCACCGGGGCCGTCCCATCTAGCCGTAAACCAAACATTCGCAAACGCAGACCACTGAACCTCCCTGATGATATAATCGGACTGAGAATCAATTGCGATCTTATCGAAACCCTCTCTGAAATTTATATACGCTACCTGACTCGTCGGAAGGTACTCTTGGCAACGAGCCGAAATAGGAAGGCGGTCATAATTTTTCTGGAAATCAACGGCAACTTTGGTGGATACGTTTCCGTAGAAATTGACCGTGTAATTCTCGTTGTCTGAAATCCCATCCCTCTCCTTATTGAATTCAGCAAAAACAGAAAACGGCCCCTCGGCGCCACCGGTGCTTTCGTCAAACTGCTGAACAGCTATGTTAAAGCCTATAATCTCTTTGGGGCCTGTTTCGAATGTAATAGCAATCCCGTTATCGTAGTTAGTACGAAGCCAGTTTGACCCTGTAACGAACTCCGACTGGTCAGGCAACGGCAGGTTACTGTACATCGACCATGAACTAACCTCGTTGTTCTCGTAAATGTACTGAATGCAGAACTTGAAAAGCTTCTTAGATATCTTGTTGTCGTTCCTGTCTACATCGGTAATGTACTGCGTATAGGGCGGGTTCGGAGGCCATTTAATTGCATCAATCGTCCTAAGCGTTACGCCAGTATAAAACCCTGACAACGCCTTTTCCAAGTTAATTTGGTACGGAGGATTAAAGACCCGATCCCCATCAACATACATCTGATCATCCCACCTGCCGTCTGTAAACTTCAGTATGTCGTCGAACGTATTTGCATGGAAAACAGGGAAGTTAACAGAGAAGTTCAGCTCAGGGCTTTGCAGAGCAAGCGAGTGTGCCTCCGAATTTATGTCGTAAACCCACACCTCGTGGTCCCCATCGTAGGCACACACGAAGTAAACTATAGACCTTGAATTTCCACCATTTCTCTCCCATATAGTGGCACCTATAACAACATCCCTACTCTCAAGCTCTGGGTTGGAGATGTTAACCGTGCCCCACGAGGTAATGACAGCAACTCCCTCACCAGTCACCGGACCAAGCCTGCAGTAACTCATGTCGCGGTAATCCCCCTTAGGGATTGATCGTGGATCATCGTCAGTGTTGATGCCCCCAGCAAAGATTATTTCTTCGTTGAAATCCATTATCCAAGATTAAGTTCTGAACTCTGCGCCAAAGCGTCAATCATTTCATACAACCTGGGAGCCTTCACCAAAAGGTTGGCACTCCATTGGGCGGCCTCGTACTGCATTTGCAGCTCTTTGTACTTAGCCATATCACCCGCACTACCCCTGTGGAAACAGTACTCACTCATTAGATAAAGCCTAAACGGTTCAGCGTATGCCGCATCAATCAATGTCCTCTCATCAATGCTTGAGCCGTTTGAAAAGTACTCAATAACAAGCTGCCCATCGGGTATGTTGTGGTCAAAAACAATGTTCCTACCATCAATCCTGTAGTAGTTCTCATTCCTCCCCCCGCCAGTTGTGTAGTTTGGATACCCGTAAAAATACCCAAAATAACCCGACGGATAGTAGCCGTCTATGATCACGGGGTCAGTGGCGTCGCTTTCGCACGTAAACACAGGCTCAGGGAATGTCAGTGACGTGTCCGGCGTCAGGGTCCATATCCTCCTTCCAGACTTGAGCCCTATCTTAGAGATGCGCATACAGTCTGGCGGGAGCGTGTACACCCTCGCCCCTGTATCAATCTTTGCATAAACCGTTTTTAGGCTCACAGACCCGTCAAGCGGCGATTTTTCACTCATGTAGTCTATGGCAACCTGAATCATCCAGTTCAAATCACGACCAGTAGGATTCTTGCCAAGCCTGTACAGGGCTGATGTTGCAATGTATTTTATATCCTTTATTGTCATCGACTAAGTGTAGTTTTATCAACCCTTTGATAACGCTTGAATGTCTATAGAGTTGTTGTTAAGGTCATCCTGGAACCCTTGGCTTGAAAGCGCCTGCAAGCACATTTGAAAGAAGGCAAGCTCACCAGCTCCATTCACATCCGATGGAATAACAAGTATATCGTCGTCTTCCATCTGATATATATTAGGGATCATAGTGATCGTAACCGAACCAGTTGGCTTCTTGTTGAACCTGAGCAGGTTCTTGTAAAGAACTGCAGCACTTTTATTGGCCCCCCTTAACACCTTCATTGCCGATGACTCCGCCTTCGTTTGAACAAGGTATTCACTTGCCGCCTCAGACTGGTCCTCAACCGTGTAGATAGAAAAGCTACCCGACATGGGCTGTGGATTCATCTCCACGTAGTACCCCCTCTCATCAGACTTCACGTCAAAAGAATACGGAACAGCCATGTCTGATGCCGCATACGGATCCCTGGTCACAATATCAGAAAGGGCAAAGTTTATGATCCTTGCTATTATTGATCTAGGATACAGCCTGCGAACATCCTCGGGGATATCTCCGCCCGTGAGTCTGTGCTGAACTAACTCTATGGCTTGGCGCTTCGTTATCATACCTTGCTAGGCATTTGGGTTTGAATATTCCACTGATTCTCATTACCGATACCGACATAGGTTTTAATCATGTCTGTCAGGTGATCGACCGTGCTCTCAGGGTACTCAAACTCAACGCTGAGGCTTGGGGAACCCTGCGGTTCAACAGAACTGTTTACGTGAGTTGATCCCGGCGGGAGATATACAGCGACCCCATTGATAAAATCATAGTCAAAGTACGGAGTGTTCGGTTTACGAATGTATGTAAACGAAATTCTGTTTAAGAATGGGTACAAGAAGTACTTGTTATTCCTTGTAACAAGTATCGGGTCATTCTCACCCGGGTTATCCACTGGGCTTGTAATGGAGTTCCTCATCTTAGCATCAAAGTCATGCTGACTTACAAAGTCAACAGACCTGTAGTTCTCGCTGGTAGAACACCCGTCGTTCATGAGTTCAAGGTAGCTTGATGCTGCCTCATACCATATGTCCTCAGGAATGTCTGCGTACCCTCCCTTTTTGGGGTTGCCAGGCATCACAGGCGTGAAACTCATGGCTGGGTACTGAGGAGAACCAAGTGTTTTGATAAACGGCTGAAGGTCACTTGATATTTCCCTGCTCTTCTCAAAGTTGTCCACTAACGTGTTCAGGTACCTTTGGCTTATCACCTTGATAGCCCTATTGAAGTCATCTGGAGTGATGAACCCACCGCGAAGGTCCTTACCCGCACGGAAAAGCAGTTCATCATATATTTGACCTAGAGTGGTTACCATTATTGATAGAATTTGATCTCTACGGTAGCATCATCCAAAATACTGTCGGCAGCAACCCCAGCAAAAGAGCCGGTAGATATTACTGCGTATCCAGAAGCAGGAGCGATAGCCACGTGACCCTTTACGGATCCGTTGGAGATGGACACCGCTGTTTTAGTTAGGCCAACAAGGCCGCCGATTGTAACTCGGTAAACGCCTTGAGCACTTCTCACCAATGAAATCGATTGACCGGTGTCATTGTACAGGGTCTGGTCCAAAGTGGGAGCAGAACTTCCTATTTGAGTGATTCTGAACACGGCAGACAAGTACTTTGGAACAACCGCTAGGGGTGACCCAACGGTTCCGTTTCCTGTAAGCGAGCTGTCGGTTGCCACGGAGTTCAGAGCCTGAATAATCGGGTTGAGAGGATCGGTATTATCAACAACAGTTCCAGTAACACTCTGCACCTTACTGCCAACATCAGTGATCAAAGACGCTATCTGAGACGTGTTTATGTCTATCAAAGACTGCAGGTACAGCGTAGCCCCAATAGTATTGTCTATTACGTCCTGAACATTGGTTCCTGGTATGTTGGGGTTTTCAGAAAAGGATACGTTTTCCGCAGCCGGATTTGCATTAGGGTCGTAATACAGAACCCAAACAGCCGCTCCAGGTGTGTTATCAATGCATCGATACTCGATACCAGTGTTGTAGTCCTGTTTGATTGCCCCAACAAGGTTTCCAGCCGTTGAATCCTCGGTAGCACCAGGGATTCCATCGAACAGCTTGTACTGTATGTTAGCCAGAAGCTGATCGATAACAGACTGACCGCTGTTGTTTGACACCCAGTAGTATGTCTCATCATCACAACAAGCACACTCACAGCCCGACGCATCAAGTTGAGACTCTATCAAAGAGATGGTCTCCTTGTACTTATCAAGCTCTCCGCAAGCCTTGTAGTTCAAAGCCTCTGTATAGTACAGAAGAACATTGTCTACAAAAACTTGGTACTTAGATACGCGATTAGACTTGAGCTCCAACTCGTGTGCCTTTCTCAGGTTTTCAATGCATGGAACAAGTCCACACAGTGTTCCCGCACAGCTTACTGAAAACTCCTTCGTAACAGACGTGCTGTACTGAAGTATCAGACCGTCGGTTTGAATAGTCTCAATAACCTCTGTCAGAGAAACGGTGTACGTTCCAGTCGCCAACGGAGTTTGAGTCTCAAGTGTTGGATATGGAAGAGATGTGGTTGTGATGGTCGGAGTAAATCCTGGTGTCGAAAATGTCCAACCAGGGTATGTGATCGTGCAGTTTAGGCTCGATACAACGTCGTTAGAACCAAGTTGAGTAGTGTTAGCCACCGCCCATGTGCCCGAATCGCCGTACTCGCAATCGTATGTAAAATCTACATTTGCAGTAGCTTTCTTACAACCCTTAAACACGTATGATTTATTCAGCTGAACATTCGTTATGTCAAACGATATATCCTCGTGAGGGGCTTCCGCATCAAGCTGCTCTTCAATGACAATAAGCGCCCCGTTCTCGCCCTCTGAGGCGGAAACAACAGTAGCAACTAAGTTTGGAGAACCTGTAACAAGGGTTATAGTGTTGCCCGACACAAGGAAGTTTACGAGCCACTCGCTGCCGTCTGTCTCAACTTCGTGTGGAGGAATTTCAGCAAAGATTTCAACACCGCCGATCAGCGGGTTTGAAAGAAGTCTCAAAGAGTATTGGAAGGAATAAACTCCATTGGCTGGCTCCCCATTGCCGTCAAGGACAAGAGGGAAAATAAAAACTGGGGTCTCGCCAGGGTGGAGAGACTCCCAGTTTTGAAGATCAATCATCGGGTCGCCAACAGAATTTTTGTCGACGATTATATCCCCGTTAAAAGATATAACACCGAGTCCCTTCGCCAAAAATGACGACAAATTAATACCAATTCCAGAGTAATCAGTTGAGTCCGTTACGATACCGCGAGGCTCAACATTCCCTGTGATGGGGTTGGTGTACGACAGTTCAAACGTAAGAGATACGGTGCTTAACATCTTTTATTGTTTTCTAAGTTTATTCAGCAATTCGCTATTTATTTTAAGGTGATCAACAAGCTCGAAGAACGCCTCTGATACTTGACCTTGTGTCTCGTAAAACGGATTCTTCAACCACTTATCCCCATCACCTCTTTTGTCGCGAAGATACCACTTTCCTTCGTCATTTTTGATAATTTTTTCCATCAAAAGACGATTTACTAGTTCTCCCTCGGATTCCTCAGACGTTGACTCTTGTGTTTTTTCCTTTTGAGTCTGAACGGACGCGTTTATAATGCTGAATGCGTTCGATTTAAACGTGGCTGAACCCTTAGAAATAGCATCTCGCAATGCCACACGATCTCGCTCCTCATTCCCCATGCGTTTCATCGCCAATCCATCAATAGCCTTCAGGATGACGTCATACGGGGTGTCAAAGTAAATAAGCTTCTCAAGATCAACACGCTCTTTTGCCTGCTTGATCTTAACCGCAGCCTCTACCTCTGGCTGGTAGTACTCATACCACGGGTCAGAAGAACGGAAGCGACACTTGTTCCCCTTGATAACGGGACACAAGTAGTGGACATAAAACAACAAGTCCTTCTGTCCAGACTGGATGGTCATCCCGTCTGAAATAGTTACGTTGTTGCCAGGGTAAAAAAACTCAACACCATTCCTTCCTGGTCGGGGGGAAGATGTTGAATACTGAATGTGGTACTGTTCCCCCGTCTCCGGATCAATGACAATTCCTCTGGCCTTTCTTGAGTTCGATTTAGGAGCCTCAAGTCGTACCCTAGCCTCACTGTCATGGGCGTTGGATGGAACCATCATTTTTTTTACGCCCTTTGAAGGGATCAGCCTTATTTTAACGGGCTTGCCCTTAAAGAACTCAGGGAAGTCCTCCCTCATTTGCTGCTCTGCCCAATCTGGGATAGAAACAGGTTGCATAGTGCTTATATCGAAAAGCATAACGTATATTGGATTTAAAAAAGGGGGCGACATTGCCCCCTTTTTATCTTTAGTCAAATTACACTACTGGCTCTGGGCCTGGCTCTGTAGCGTTGTAGAACATTCCGTACTTATTCACGTTAACGAACTTGAACGCAACCTCAGATACAATGTGAATACCGAGTTCCCACTTGTCGGTCTTGTTCGCAGCGGCACGACCACCTGTCTGCCACATATTCATGAACGCACCTGGCTTGTGACACAGACGAATGTACTTACCCATGTTTCCGATACCGTCATCAACATTGCCCTGGCTCATTGGGAGGAAGATTGCATAATCCGCCCAGTTAGAACCAGCCACGTTGAATGTTTGTGGGTTATCGAAAATACCCATACGAACCAGTCCAAAGTTCTTGTTATTGAAAACAAGGTTGTTGAACGAGTAAGTAGAGCGCATCAGGTCAGCGTACTGGCCTTCGCCCCAGAACGTTTTCTCCATCTGCACTTTATTGATGCTGATGTTAGCGTTCTTGTTATATTCAAACATTGCCTGCTCGATGTTCGCTGATGTTTTACCAGTTGTCCACACCATGTAATTCTTGATGGATGCGTCCTGTGAAGTAAGCATAGCCTCAAGCGTGTAGAAGTCTGAAGCATCAACAAAACCAGCAGCGTCGTGTGCCTGGCCACCAGCGAGGATAGATGGAATCAATCCGTTAGTAGTCTGAAACGATGTAGATGAAGACAGGTTAGTGTCTGTTTCACCAGCAAGGAAGGTGTTCACCATAGCGACCTGATGCTCACGCTGGAGGTACAGGATGTCGCGAGAGTTTGAGTACGGAGTTTGAACGCCGTTCTCAATCTGGGTGTACCAAAGCTGGTTGTACAGAGCCTCTGAGCTTGACAGTCCATCGTGACGCATAGTCTGAAGCTTTGCTCCACGCAGCTCATCAAAGGTGAACTTAGCCTCCTGAGCGCTAGAGTTTTCCTTCACGGAAACACCAACGTAGAAGAACTTATCACCCGTAGTTACACTGATTGTAGAAGACGCTGCAAGGGGACGCAAAGTGAGAGTGGCTGGAGTAGTAGAGGCGTCTTTAGCAACAACCTGAACAAGGGCTCCACTTGGTGCGTGACGATAAATCTCATTGACTGTCGCCCAAACATAGCGTGAACCATCAAGAACAACAACGTCAGCCGCAGCCAAATTAACTTGTGTTCCAGGGTTGTCTGTTGAATCAATTGTGATAGTTTCATCAACGGTGAAAGGAACCTCTTGACGAGTGAGTTCAAACCAACGAACGGTCGGCTGCTTCGCGATTTCGCGGTTACCGATAGCGTTCATAATCTGGTTCATTGCGTCCCAGTACTCATCACCGAACGGCAGGTATGCTACCGCGTCGAAATCTTCTTTGAGTGCATCCCAGTTGTTCTGGATGCCACCATAGGTCATCCCGCCGGGGGCTGACAAAGGTGCGATATTTCCATTAGGTGTAAATCCCATTTTCTTTAATTTTTTTAACTGTTGTTAGACTGAATTTGTTGTGACGGGATAGGAAGCCCACGATCCATAAGGTCGCGTTGTGCTGGCGTTAAACCCTTCGCGTCAACATTTGTTTTGCCCGAACGGTTCACCATCTTTGGCTGACCGTTGAACACTGTTTGAACGGCTTTCTTTTCCGCACCTGCCTGAAGGGCGTTTTGAATTTGGATTCCAATATCCCCGGACTGAAGCTTATGTACGAGAATTTGGTTAGAAACCCAATCCCTAACCTGTTGTTTACCCTCCTTTGTCGATGCGTCAAAGGCCCTACCCAAGTACGAAGCGTATTGCGACTTCAAGACGGCTTCAACCTCTTCGCTCGAAACTTGCAGCGATATTTGGTTTTCGCCAAACTTGTACGGCACATCCTTAATTTGTTTTGAGAAGCTTTCGGCTTCTGAAAACGCTAACGACTGCCTATCCGCAAACGATTTTTCGTTTTGGGATTTCAACTCTTTTGCAAAGATAAACGGATTTTTAGCATCCGCAATCTCTTTTTTTACTTTTGTTATAGCATCAATTGCGTCAAGGGCGTCTGATTTCATCAGGGCTGTTGGGGTGTAGTCCCCATCAAACCCAATCCCATACTTCTCCCGAACGGCCTCTTCAATTGTTTCTTGACCAAGCTTCTTGAATTTTTCGGGGTTCTTTACAGCCTCAGCAACAATTAGCGCTGACAGCGGATCCTCCATCATCGTTTCTGCGTCTAAAGACATCATCTTCGATGAAATAGAAGACGGAATTCCCTTCTTTGAAAATTGGACAAGCATCCTGGCCTCTTCATTCCCCGCGTAAGGATCTTCGGCCTCCTGCAGCAGTGCAAAGCCGTCCTCAATATCCTTCTGTTTTTCTTCAAGCTCTGCAGCCAAGGACTTGTAAGTCTTTAGCTGTTCAAACTCCTGTTTAAAAACATCTTCGCTCTCATAGCCAAGCACGTTGTACCACTCCTGTGGCAAATTCTGCTCTTGGTTTTCCCCTGAATTTTGTGAATTCTCCGGGGTTTCATTGTTCATTTCTGCTGTTTCCATTTGATTATACTCTTCCTGTTATTTCGTTTCCGTACTGAGACTCAAGTGTGGCCTCTAAGTTTATCTGTTCAAGCACCTGTTCGCCCTTCAAAAGCTGAAGGTCGTAGTTGTCTTCTGACTTCAGTTTAAGCAGCTCCTTCTCCTTCATTAACTCAAGGTTGTAAAGCTGTGCCTGTTTCTTCAAGTCTATTTCTGCCATCTGCATTGCTGATTGCAGTTTTGCCTGCTCGCTCATCATTGCCGTCTGCTGTTGACCCTGAATGGTTTGCTGCAGCATTTCCTTAGCGTGAGCCTCTTCACGGGCCTTCGCATCAATCTCTGACTTAGCCATAAACCAAAGGGCCTCATCAACATCCCCGTTCTTGAGCATCTGTGCAACCCTTTCAATGCTTGAAGGAGACAACAGCACAGACCCATCCTTAGTTGGGATTTGAGACATCTGTATTGCCCGCTGAAGGATCATGCTCTTTTCCTTTTCGTTAGGAAGAGACCTGCAGGTAATTGCTAACTGATCAAGGGTTAAATCCTGTATCTCAACAAGCGCGTTTATAAGGTTCTCCCCAATGACGGCTCTATAAAACTCTTCAATCTTTTTGTCAAATTGAATGTCTATTCTTGCCTGGTGAATTATTCTTTCTGCAATCTTCTCCTTAAACCGTCTTTCAGACTCGCGGAGCGGCCAGTTGGCGTGGTTACCGGCAATGTAGTCAGCCTCCATAACACCAACAAGTCTTTCTGCACTCTGGTCAGGACTTGCAGCCATCGCATCAGGGATGCCAAGCACGTCCTTAATCATGAGCTGAATGTTGGCTATTTGATTCAGCCACTCCTGGCCCTGTGGACCAAGGCCGTTATCCATTTCAACCAATGGCTGTGATACATACTTTCCTGTTGCAGCATTAAACTTTGTTGCCGCAACAAGAATACCGTTTTGGCGATGAACGTGCATCAAGTCAAAAAGATCGTACTCCACCCCGCCAATCTTAATGTTGGCGGACTCACCTATATCTATTCTATATCCCTTCGGAGCAGCAGCCCAAACTGCTGATCTCAGTTTAAGGACGGCAAACATGAGATCGTCAAGAAGACCCTTAACACTTCTTGTTGGACTTTGACCAAGAATCCTATCGATTACATAGGAGCACTTAGGCGTAAGGCCGCTCTGCATTTGGTTTGGCTTCTTGCGCCAATCGTATATTTTATCTTGTCCTGTGCCAGAGATTATGTAGCACCCCTCGTACCAATAGTTGCATGAAACCTCATGGTAATCATCGCTTTGGCTTTTCTTTTTCTCGTCTACGGGCTTGTTATTCTTTAAGAATGTCCTTACACCCTGCTTGTTAGTCCTCTCAACGTATTGAGAGTAGTCTGTTGACAGGTACTCAAACTTAAGAACATAAACCTTGAAGTCCATCCACACCCATTTATTGGTGGTTGGATCTTTTCTCTCGAACGCCCACGCAGGTATAGAGCTTACGTCAGTTTGATACGGAACATATGACTTGGCCATTGCCTGTATTTGTTCATCAGGGAAGCCCGCCTCCTTCAGCTTAGGGTAAATAGACTGAATGGTCTCAACCTCAATATGCCCAATAGCAACAGGGTCATTTTCGTTGTCCTCATTCCACAGCATGACCATCCTTGCTGGGTCAACGTACTTCACCTTTACCTGTCCAGTTTTCTCGTCGTTGTAAACCTTTGCCGCACGGAAGTGATAGTCTACAGCATCCCTGTTCGTTTTCATTCTTAGGTCATGCCACTTGGATGCCCTAAAACCAGATTCAGCAAGCTTTTCAAGAGCGACCTCATACCTCGCCTTAAAAAAACCAAGCCTTTCAGCCACCTCAACAGTCGCTGGGTCATTTGCAACAAACGGAACAGAAAGTTTTTTAAGGCCCAAAGACTCCAGGAACGGATTAACAACAGAGTTTCTGGCGATTACCTTGGCCTTCTCTGTTTTTTTAACATTTATTATAGATCTATCAAGGGACAGGCAGTCCACCTTGTAGTCGTTGTCAGAAAGGATTGACAACAAAACGTTGGTCATCTTTCTCATCGGAGAGAAGATGTCGTAACTCACGTTTGCCATTGCCTTTCTTTGAGCCTTCGTCATTCCGCGTGTGGAAGAAACGGCCTCGCCCTGCTTCGCCTGTTTGTTACCAATCGGGGATCCGTTAGAGAACCAGTTCTTGTACTTTTCCGGGGACTGCATTCCAGACCCGTAGTTACGGACCTCCTGCATCTCTGGCATTTGAGCCATGGAAAAATATGTTCCTCCCGCGCAAAAGCGAGAATACAAAGCCCTCCCGCAACGCAAACCGAAGTCTGGCTTCAGCTTGTCAATCTCGGGTATGTTGTCATTCGGGAAAAGTACCCCTCCAGCTAATTGAGGTAGAAGCATATGTAACAAAAATATTTATTCCTTGCAAATGTATGCAATTTTATCGCAATTTGTTGAAAACAAATTAGTCAACATCAAACGACTGAAAAGATCCCGTGACCTCTATGGGTTGGTAAACCTCCTTGTAAAGGTCTGGCATCCTGCTCTTTATCGCCCTCATGCACCAACCTGTGGCCGCGCAAAGGTCATGGTTTGTCAGGTCGTCTATACCCCTCATCTGTGTCCACTCCTCAAGGATTTCCCATATTTTCACGTACTTAGCGTTGTTGTGGAAGTAGGTCATTATATCCCCTGCCATTTCATTCTGCTCGGCAACACCCGCCCAAACTCCTGGTCTTGAATCCTGCTTCCCATCAGCCCCCATGTCCTTCAAAAGATAGCCGTCAAACCCATTATCCCTGAAGTACTCAACAATAGATTCTCCATCGGGCCACTCTGGGTAAACGTACGCCCCAAATAGTATTGCGGCCTTTAACCACTCCTCGTGGTACTCCTCTTTGTCATCCACCGGGTTGTTATAAATCATCACCCAATCACTTGACACCCACTCAGACCTGGGTTTCGTGTCCGGATCTACTTGTGAATCCCTCTTGTAAAATATTGCGGCGGCTGCGTTTGACTTTTTCTTGCCAACAGTATTCCTCCTGTGGAACTTAACTGGGTCACAGGCAAGAAAAAATTTATTCATTACAGACGGATCGGGGGCATAAATCACACCCCTGTTTTTTGGCGGCACATAACCCTCTTCCGCGGTAACCACAGTCCTTAAATTCCTTTGATCAATTGGGGGTAGGTAAGACATTATCCACTTGCCCTTGGGGTCGTTCTCAACAAAAACATCTCCTCCAAACTTTTCCCCCAACCACTTTAAGTTTACGCGTGTGGTTATAGGGGTTTTTGAAAACTTGAGTTCAGATATTCGATCCCTCATCTTCTCAATCGGCATACCCATGTCCTTAGGGATTACGGCAAAGGCCTGCTTCCACGTCATGGGAAAGTTCTGTTGCAACTTTATCAAGTTACTCCACTGCTTCTTTTTCTCGAAGTACTCTGCCTGGTTGAGCAAATAGGTTTTAGCACCTTTTGTTATCCACTTCCCCTCATTAGACATTACCGGCTCATCAGGGTCGTCTACAACGCTTGCCCCGTACTCGTCTATGTATCCCTCAACAGCATAGTATCCAGGCAAGAAGAAGTTAACAAGACCGGATGCCGTTGTTCCGTTTTCATTCCTATCAGAGAAGTGAGAGTCATTGGCAATATCGAAAAACTGAGCCCCACCACCACTCTCCATATCGCCAACGGTTGACGGCATAATGCAAAATCCTCGTATGTTTTGTCCTCGTTCTATTGCGGGTTTCATGGTGTTGTACCACCACGTAGGTATGTTTTGATCGGCTGCCTTGGCGTCTGTTTTTTTTGCGGGCTCATCCCGATACACAAAGGCAATCTCTGCCTCACCATCCGCAGCCTTTTCTGTAGACGGTAAGGGTGTAATGAAGCACTCCATTTGCTCGGGGATTATCCCAGCCCTTGCGGCAGAGGCCACCGAACCTTCGTACTGAAACCTCAACCCCTGCTTCGCCTCCAGTCTACCCCTGTAGTACGGCCTGAAGAAAAACGGCAACTTGCTTATAGGGGTTTGTATCTGCTTGACAAATATCTTATCCACCGCCTGATCTTCATTCATTGCCTGTATGATAAATGTCTGGTCGGGCATGTTCAGTGTTCCCCACGTGCAGAAACAACAAGATATTGCCGTCTTAGCAATCCTCCTCCCAGAGACAAAGTTTGTCCCATGCACCGTCCTTCTCCCCATATCAACAGTGATGTTTATGTTTGGCTCAGCGTAGTACTCAGAGTTTATCTCTTTCACCTCCTCAATAACATCCTTAATGTCCTTGTTTGAGTACCTTGTCTTAACAACCCCGTCTTCCCTGTAAGACACTTTGTGCTTGTAGAACGCCTCTTGTGTCGTGTACGCGTACATCAAAAAGTGGAACATTTTTCGTTGGTAGTCCCTGTAATCTGGCCTGTTTCCGTTCTTCCCAAAGTTTTTCACCGGCCAAAAATTAAGGAAGAAGTAGTTCGCACCGTTTAGGTAAGTTGGTTTTCCCTTAATGAAACACCAGTAGCCAACGTACCTGCGTTTAATCTGAAGCTTTATCCACTCAATTTCTGATGCGTAGTACTTTTGATTTGACTCAATCTCCTCGTAGATATCCTCTAACCTTACGTCAGACACCTCCTTGTACTTACCCTTGTTTACAGCGTGTTTTTTATTGAACACAACCTCGTAAATCATCCTCAACTTCTCGGGCATCTCCTGGTGCGTGAACTTCTGTTTTTCAGGGGCAAGTCCATACCCATCCACATAGGTCAGCGCCTCCTCCCTTGTAACTGGTCGCTTCAGCATCTCGGTGTACCACTGCTCAAGAACAGGGAGCTTTATCATAATGGTGTCAAGGTCTGGATCATCATCATGAAAAACAACGTACTTATCCTCCTCCTCGTATTGGTACTCCATTGTTTATGGTATTATTTCTGGGAATATCTCCTTTTTCTCTCTCCAAACCCTTGAGTAGTGCTCGGGCTGAATGCCGAGGTTCTCAGCCCTAACAGAGAACGTGATTGACTTTTGAAGCATGACACTACTCTCCTCGTTCATGATTCTTGTTCTTGCGCTAACAAGTGTTTGCCTCCACCGCTCAAGACCCTCCTGGAAGTTCTTGTCGTCATTAGACCTATCAACAGGCTGGGTTAGAAGCGCCCTCTGAAGAGCGGCTATGCGTATATCGGCAGTGCTCATGATGGAGTAGTCCTCCGAGCACTGAAGCCTGGTGAACGCAATGTATCTATCCACAGCCCATTCAGCATTCATCAAGCACAACTGAACGTAGCCCTCGTCGGTCGTGTCATTCTCGTCAACCACTATGTTCAACTTATTGAGGGTGTACCTCTTGCGCTGATTAATATCTGGATAGGCCTCCCTTACTGGTGTCCCTGGGGCAAACATGTATATCAAGTACCTGAGCACCTTGTCTGCATCCACTCCACTTGGAAGGTCGTCAGACCTATCAAATATGTGGGCTTGACTAGCCAAGTCAGAGAACCGATGAACCACAGACTCTTCTTCTGGGATGTTCTCGATATTGTACGCTATTTTGCTAAAGTCAAGCTTGATCATTCTCGTACGCCTTTATCACTCGTGTTTGAAACCTAACAAGATCCGTGCTCTGCCCAAGAGTTGGATCAAGAGGAATGGCAAAGTGGTTCTTCATTATCACAACATCACCCCTCTTAACTGACGTGTTTGTCCACGGGGAAAAATCGCTGAACCTTGGCGTCCTTGCGTTTGGTACAATCACCTCAACGCGGGCAGTGTCGTTATCAATCAAGAATATCGAGCCGTACTTCCTGTCGTTGGGCAGCTTTTTCCCTATAACGTACCCGTTAAGACTAACGATATCATCGCCCCTCTTTGCGGCAAATATTGACCTTGTTGGGATCATTAAAAATGTTTTGCCGTCAGACTCAAAGCCGTTCTCGCCCTCGGTAATCATCTCCCTAGTGTAAGTGGCATCAAACCACACCTCGTCGCCAATAACAGCATCAAACTCGCAGTCGTAGTCCCACCCGAAGTCGTTGAGGCTTGCCTCGGGCATCTTTACTATGATCCCCCTCCTTACCGCCTGTTTATCCTGGTGGTTCTCCTTGTTTTCGTCGGCCTTCCTATTTACCTCAGCAAGCATCTTGTAGTACTCCTTGGTGGCCTCGTCGTCCTTATACCTGGACTTTTTCATCCCCTTTACGGCACTAAAAATGTCCCTTGGATCTATATCGGCAACACCGCTCTTCACCTTGTGTACAATCTTTAGCGTACCCCCGTTAAAGGATACCTCGTCCTCTGTAAGCGAGTGTATCTCCACCAAGCAGCAACCGTTAAGAAGCCTTAACGAGTCAACATCAATACCATTAAAGTTCATCGGCAAAATCTTTTTTCGTAAATCTCTAAAAAAGCAAGCTGCCTCTCGAAAAGTTTCTTCCCAACAGGCTTTTTATCACGCATCCTGCAAATGGCCCTGCGGATAGAGGCGTAAGAGCCATCAAAAAGCTCTACAACCTCGGGGTCTTCAGTAAGTGACTCTAGCTTGTCTTTCTCTGCCACCTCCCTGCGGATGTAGTAGTCGTAGACCTTAATGGCCTTTTCGTACTGCTCTTTTGTTTTTGTTCTTATCATAGTGCTCCTGAAGTGTTTTAAAGAACATCGACCGCTTTACCCTCTGCTCAACACGAGTTGAGGACACCTCGCTCAGGGTGTTCTTGTATCTTTCTATTGTTTTCTCAACCTCGTCAAGATCGTTGTCGGTTACTGACGGCTTACACAGGCACAGGGTTTTTCTTGCCCCATTTGCCATTGGGTTAAATATCCTTGTAACCTCGTATATTTCGACACGATCATCAATAAGGCGCTGTAAAACAGTCTTAGCCCTTTCCCACGTCTTCTTGTTACTCATATAAAAACGCAATGTATTTTTCGTGAACGGAGAACCTTGAGTCCCCCTGTATTTCAAGGTTGTCTATCTTTCCAATAATGCCGACGCGCTGACCAACCTCATAGTCAACGCCGCTCCCAACATCGGTTATCACAGCCTTCACGCTCCCCTTTGAGCGCGATTCTATGTTTACAAAGACCGTGTGGTCTGGCGGAATAAGTTTACTCATGCGGCAAATATACAAATAATATGCACTGTGTCAATAGACTGAAAAAAATATGAGTAAAGTCTTGACAAGTGAAAAAACAGGATTATCTTTGCGATGTATTTGTGCCAATTCCTTCTTTTTGAGTAAGGCCGAAAAGAAGGGTTTGGCAAGTTGAACGCAAGTTTGACCAACCCAAGCCCCGGTGCCTTACACGGGGCTTTTTTATTTTATCATGCACAATCAATATTCAATTATCCCTGCAAGTGTGTTGCTTAGCAAGGAATTATCATCCACGGAAAAACTCCTTATAGGGGTTATTTCGAATTTATCAAACATCAGGGGCTATTGCTTTGCCTCAAATCATTATCTGGGTGAATGCCTTGGGATATCCAAGCACAGTGTGAGACGGATAATTGCTGATCTCGAACAGAAAGGTGTTTTGGGGAGAATGGTGAAACTCAATACCAGAAATGAGGTTGAGGTTAGATGTTTAACTATAAATCCAGATGCCGACATTTTAAGCAGAACAGTTACCCCCGAGATACCAGTGTCTGAAAATGAGGAAGATGATTTTTTTGAGCATACCCCTGCTCAAAAACCTGCATACCCCCTGCTCAAAAATGAGCATACCCCTGCTCAGGAATGCTCACATAATAAAAAGAATAAAGTAAAAGAAGAAAATAAGTATTCTTTCGAGCAGTTTTGGATGGCTTACGACAAGAAAGTGGACAAGAAACAAGCAGAAGCTGCATGGAACAAACTGCATGAAAAAGATCGCATACTTGCCGTGGAGTGCATGGGGAACCACAAATCGGGGCGCGAACGCAAGTACTGGAAGGATCCTGTGCGATACCTTCGCGACAGGAGATGGGAGGATGAAACACAAACAAAACAAACGATAAAACAAACACCTACTACAGATGAGACCAATAGATGGTAAAGTATCAATCTACCAAGACTTCAACGACCTGCAGGGACACACAATTAGTGTGTTGGGCGCACTTGAACGAATTAGGAATGGGAAGTCAAAGGAGCTTGTTAACAAGGCGAGGCAAGCAAAAACCAAGAAGGAGGCGGACGAGTTAAAAAAGAAACTCCCTGCCGTTTGTTTCAGCGGCACGTTCTCAAAGCGAAAGGACTCTGAACTTGTCGAACATTCCGGGTACATTGTTTTGGACTTCGATAACGTGTCAGACATGGCCGAAAAACGCAGAGAACTGTGCTCTTTAGGGTACATAACAGCTGTTTGGACTTCCCCATCTGGCAAGGGATTGAAGGCGCTCGTCCAAATTGAATGGAAAACCATGCACAAAGAGCACTTTGAGGCCTTAATGAATGACTTTCCAGACATTGACAAGACCGGAAAGAACCTGTCCCGACTCTGCTTTGAGTCGTATGATCCCAATCTTTGGTACAACGAGAACGCCGAGACGTACAACAAACTGCCTGTAAAAAAGGCCGATAGAAGGTTGCCCCAACAGACAACCACTGAAACGATTAACGATGACGACAAGATATTCAACAACCTGCTGACGTGGATGACATCCAAGGGGGATGCGTTCCGTGAGGGGGAAAGGAATCACTTCGTTTTTAAGCTGGCCGCAAGCTGCTGTAGGTTCGGGATGCTCGAGGAGACGTGCTACAGCATGATGATGACCTACGTCGTTCCTGATGCAAGCTTCAGTCAGAAGGAGTGTCGCCAGGCCATCCGTAGTGCGTACAGGGCGAACATGAGCCAGTGGAATACTGCCGAGTTCACTAAGGATCAGTTAGTTACAAAGAGTAGCCACAAGGAGGTTAAGATTGAGCTAACCGAAGAGGACCTCGATGAAATGTCTAAGGAGGACGTAATCTATGCCGAGGAGGTGATGGATAGGGCTGGGGAAATTTACCTCAAGGGTTATCAAGCAGCAATGCCCGTCGGCGTCCCATTGCTCGATAGGCACTTCAAAAGAGTTAAAGGCGAATTAACAATTGTTTCCGGAATAGGAAACTACGGAAAGTCATCATTCATGAAGTGGGAGATGATAATGCGTATGGTTAGGTTTGGGGAGAGGGTTGCCATCTTTACTCCTGAGGAACTGCCTGCCGAACAGTTCTACCACGACCTTGTAGAGATTTACTTTGGGAGAGACTGCACACCAAGTAACCCAACACGCCCATCATACGATGCGTACATGAAGGTGTACAAGATGATTGGAGACCATATTTTCATGGTGTACCCGAAGAACGTAGCCCCCACACCAGATTACGTGAAGGAGGTGTTCCTGAGCCTGATCATCAAGCACGGAGTTGACAGGGTGGTTATTGATCCGTTCAACCAAATGGCAAACGATTACTCAAAGGGTGCGGGACGCAGCGACAAGTACCTCGAAACTTTCCTTTCTGACTGCACACGGTTTGCGAGGAAGAACAACGTGTACTTCGACATCGTGGTTCACCCGCACAAAATGAGAAAAGGAGAGGATGGGAATTATCCTTGTCCAGAGGTGTTTGACCTTGCAGATGGTGCGATGTGGAACAACAAGGCGGATAACATCATCATATACCACCGTCCATTCGCTCAGACAGCCCCAGACAGCCCCGTGTGCGAGTTTCACAGTAAGAAGATCAGAAGACAGAAGATAGTTGGACTAAAGGGGTCGTTTGAATTTCAACTACAGAGGAACACGAGGAGGTTTACCTTTGACGGTGTAGACTACCTTCAACAGGCAATAGACGGGAGGGCTGTCCAGATTGAAATTAAGCAAGAAACACCAAGCGCAGTAAGTCCTAACAGAAACTGGACGGATTCAAAAGAAGCAAAAGAATGGAACGAAGACATAGCGCACCCAAACGGGTACAAGGAAGCCTGGGAATAATTTAACAAATTAAATTTGCACAAACAAGTCGTGTATGTTACATTTGCACACAATAATTAATCAATCAATCATTAATCAATTAAACTATGGGATTAGACACAGGTGGTTCATCAAACAGAACGTACCTCAGTATTTCTGATGGACGTATTGCAAAACGAGTTCAAGAGGGCACCGACGGTGCTGTAAAGTGCAACTCAAAGGACGGTACCAAGGTTTGGTACGAAAAGCGTTACCCGTCCGTTACGGGGAACATCGTTGATGCCTTTAAGAGGGTGTCCGAGCAGGGGTACGGCGATCAGCTCTGCATTGTGTTGAAGGACGGGGATGAGACCTTTCAGGTACAAATGCCATGGTCTTCACGGTACTCATCAGGTTTCTTTTTGTGTATGCCGAACATCAACCCGGAAAAGCCAGTAACGCTATCCCCGTGGGCAAAGGAGGTTGACGGAAAGAAAAAAACAATGCTTTACATCCGACAGGATAAAGACAACGTTGAGTGGGCGTGGACAAGGGAGAACCCAGGCGATATGCCAGAAATGAAGCAGATGAAGGTCAAGGGGCAGATTGTTTGGGACGACACGGAGAGACAAGAGTTTTTTGAGTCTTACCTAAAGGACACGTTCTTGCCAAGGGTTTATGAGTCAAAGCCGGAGGAGAAACAACAGGCAACGGGGTGGCAGCCTGCAGGATCGCCTCCCGAGGATGATGGATTGCCATTTTAAAATTTTGATTTTACCGTTTTAAAATGATAACCTTTGTAGACAGACCGATACCAGTAATTACGCCCCTTGGGGATGGCTACATACTTTACATAACCGCGTCTGGATTCCTTGAGAACGATGAAATAACCGTTGTTCTTGAGAACGGCGGGGAGATAAAGCACTTCACAAGTGACCAGGTACGGATTTGGAAGAACGCAACATACAAGATAGACGAAAAAACCAGTGGTTAGAGTTGATTTGAAGTACGGCGGAAAGGGGGGTTTTTGGTTTCCCCCCTCCCGCCTAAAACAAACAAAAATGAAAAAGTACAGAACAACATTTTGGTACTACTTGGTGGCATACGACAGCAAGATTGTAAGCACGTTCTTGATTCTTTTTGTCGTGTACGGAGTGTCAAGCTACTTTGTGGGGGACATGACAACAGCCATTGGGTGTATGGTAACGGCAAGCCTTGTTCTGGCCGTCATGGCCTACCAGTATATCAAAGAGATGCGCGAACCAAGGCCTGACTACCGAAAAAAAAGAAAAAAATGATAGCGATAATTATTATAGGGATATTTTTTGTTGGGGCGTTCAAGGGTATATCAGATAGGATTGCCCACGATCCAGACTACATAATCAATGGGTGGAAGGGTAAGTGGAAAACAAACCCCAACGGATCGCTTGTCCCGGGCTCTGAAACAAGGCATTGGTGGTACTTTGGGACTCACTTACCGAAGTACTCTGAAAGGTTCCCGTTCAGTTCAACGGCGCTGGTGTTTTTTACTGACTGGTGGCACCTGTCCAACTTCTTTCAGTACAGAATAACGGATTTCTTGATAGCCTACAGCTTCACTAACAGCCTATTAAACACATTTTTTTTAATGGTGTTCTTTTCCGTGCTAAGGTGGCTTGGGTTTTCTCAAACGTACTTGAGATGATTGATTTTTGTTAGAAAAACAAAACCACCACGGGCATTTAGCAATTAATTGTTACATTTGACACAACAAACACAATAAACAAGATGACAAACAGAATAGAAATTTACGACGCCACAAGAACTGTTGATGGGAAAAAAATGAAGGGGTTCAGGGTGAAGACAGTGGCCTCTAACAACGAAATCCTACAGACATCGGAGGTGTTAAACACTGCGTCCTCTGTAAAAAAACACATATGCGCTATGTGCGAGGCGTGGAGATCGTTTTACGCACCGAGCGTATACGACATGACAAAGGACAAAAAAATGAAGGGGACGAGCTTTGATGTCTCTGTTGAGGTACCCATAAGTAAGCTGAAAATACAAGAAGCAGTATGAAGAAACCAAACTCCGCAATCCTATTTGCCAAGCACCTCGTGTCGGGTGAAAACCATGGTTTTTTAGCCTTTGTTTTTGCCTTTTTCGTGGGGGTGATAGTGTCTGTTACGCAGTCTGATACAAAGAACTTAATAGCGTGTTCGACAACCATGTCGTTTGCGCTTGTCACCAAGTTCATTCAGTGGAAATCAAAATCAAAACAGACTGGGACCAATAGGTTTAGCATTACAATCAACTAACTTGCTTCAATGGAACATATTCAATACATTTGTTCCGCACACTGATCTGTGTGCCTTGTTTCAATTTTCGTTTTGTTTGACAGCCGTCCCTATAGTTGGGGCGGCTTGTTTTTTTTTCTCCATAAAAAATAAAATCAATGGATAGACGAACAGTGTTTCAACAAATTATTTCTGACACAAGCGGAAAAAGCCAAAGGCAACTGCTGAATGAGTACGCTAAAAAACAGGGGGAGACGTACTCATGCTTTTCAGCGGCCTACTTCCGGTGGAAGAGGAGCCCAAAGAGGATGAAGAAAGACAACCCAAAGCCAACCGCCCCCACGAATAAAAAATCAGAGTTTGCAGACCTCAAGGCGCTGTCAAAGAACGACAACCCGCTCAACCTCCCCAAGAGTTTAGAGCCCGAGCACAAGGCGTTCAAGCTCCCCGTCTCGCACAACGACATCCTCCTTATCTCCGATATTCACATCCCGTACCACAACATTCAGGCTCTGACTGCAGCTTTAAAGTACGGGATGGAGCAGGGGGTTAACACAATCATTATCAATGGAGACTTGATAGACTTCTACGCGGTCTCCAGGTTTGACAAGGACCCAAGGAAGAGGAACTTTGCCAACGAGATTCTGTCTACCAGGGAGTTCCTTGCAACCCTAAGGGAACTCTTCCCAACCCAGAACATCTACTTTAAACTCGGCAACCACGACATTAGGTACGAACACTACATCATCAATAAGGCACCCGACCTGCTTGGGATAAACGAGTTTAACTTAGAGTCCCTGCTTCACTTGGAGAGGTACAACATCGTAATGATCCCCGATAAGCAGCTTATCCACGCGGGGAAACTGACGATACTCCACGGCCATGAGCTTGGTAAGTCCACGTTCTCCCCCGTCAACGTGGCGCGTGGTCTTTACACAAGGGCAAAGGACAACGCAATCTGCGGTCACAGCCACCAGACATCTCACCACACGGAGCCTAACATTAACGGGAGGGTGGTTGCCTGCTGGTCTATTGGTTGCCTGTCGGAGCTGCACCCGGACTACGCACCGTACAACAAATACAACCACGGGTTTGCCCACATCAAGGTCTTTGAGGACGAGACCTTTGAGGTTCAAAATTTTACAATTATAAACGGAAGGGTTCGGTAGTTTTTGTAAATTTGACTAATGAGACACCCGAAGGTAATACTGAAAAAACTGGGGAGGCAACAGGCCTGGGGGCAGTATATGCCAAACGGAACTATAGAAATTGACCCAAGGCTAAGGGGCAAGAAGCACCTTGAGGTTATGATTCACGAGTACCTTCACCTCCACCCAGAGTGGACAGAGGAGAAGGTCACCGAGACGGGGGTCTGCTTATCGGATTTTCTTTGGAAAAATCATTACAGGAAAGTTGAGTCGTGACAAAAAACACAATAAATTTGTTACAAACCAAAATCACAGTCTTCTATGCTAAAGCTTAAACTGTCAGTGGTTGATGATCTACAAATTCGCTTGTACGAAGAGCTGGAAACCATGCCCGAAATGTTCCACATCGAAGAGTTTTGGTTTTACCACATAGACTACATAGGTCCATACTCATCCTTTAAGAACCTGTGTGTCGTTGGTTCAGGGGGGGCACAGTTTGTCGTTGCGGCTACGCTTGACGAGCTGATTGACGCAATAGATGATCAGACTCAGTCAAAGTACCTGTTTTTTAAGAACTAATTTGTTAAAATCGCGTAATTTATTTGCAAATACTACTCACAATGTCGTACACTTGCAAAAACAAACAGAAAAATGACGAAAGAACAAGCAATCAGGGCCTACAGGATGGTTGTCACAGGCCTTGCCGCGCAGCAGGTGTACGCCCAGTGTCACGACGAGAGTGTTGCCACGGGGGTTTTTACACAGGACCTAAAAATGGCTTCAAACAACCTTGTCTCTAAGCTGGAGAACAAGTTTAAGCAGCTGTACAAGACCTTGGGGGACCTAAACGACGGGGACGAGTACGTTCGTGCCGTTGCCACAATTGACAACACCATTGCCGAGCTGTCTGGTCTGCCTCTGGAGTACTGGCCAACGGTGGTAATGGCTGTAAAAAACATTAAAAAGGTGGTAATTGAGGCGGAAAGTAACAAAACCCCGCTCCCCCAGGAGGTTGAGGTTGAAATCTCAGGGGAGGGCGAGGAATGAGGGAATACACGGTAATGGTTCTTGATGGGGATAGCGTGATTCACCACGCAAGGTGTACCGCTAAGTCCCCCGAAATGGCTAAGTCGAAGTGCCTTTCAGACTGCTGGAAGCTTGATAAGGTAATGGGATTTGACAGGCCGTGGCACAAGTACTCGTGGGAGGTGGTTGAGGGGGCGCAAGTGGTTAAAAAATCAAAAAAAACACATAAATGAGCACACAAAAGGCGTTAGAGCTGCTACAACTACCCGACGAGTGTCAGCAGTTTGAGGGGCAAATACAGAGCAAAACCTCACGGTTCTTAATTGTTGAGGAAACCCATGACTTTACGGTTTCCCCTAGAAAAATCAGCACAAGGGTTTACGTATCAAGCTCCACGGAGCTGTTTGGGGCGTACACCTTCAATATGATATCCAACTACATCCACTCTTACGGTCACGGTATGCCTGTGTTTAACGGGTCCGTTATGACAACAAACAAACCACGTGTGTACGGGGACAACGGCAGGTGGATGCCATGGCAAATGGTTGAGCTTTACCCATCCGAGTCCGGTGGGGGGCACTCCTTTGACGTTATATCAGACATAGGGATGAACGTCAACACTGACGGAACCCCATCAAACCCGGACAACCCGTTCGTTAGGGGTGGTGTTTTCTACCGCGTACAGAAATCTATTACGAGATCATCGGACGGAACAACCAAGACGTGGACAAGCAAGAAGCAGTTCGTTAGGTGGACGGTCGGCCAGCTGTGCTCGGTTACAGGGATGACCGCCGAGGAGATCTCCTACAACACAAGGGTGACCTTTAACTCGGTGTCGGTCAGCCCAGAAACTCACGTTACAAGCATCTCCATGGACATCGAAACGCTGCCCGACAATAAAATCCGTGGGGTGTTCCACATCAACGGGGAGCCGGCCACGGGCGCCCCAGGCAAAGTGGCCTCATACGGTAAGTCGTGCCCGTCGTTTGTATTTAGATGGAACCTGTACAACGAGGCGGGAAGGACCCCATACGGATCCTCAGTCACGGCAAGCTTCACCTCCGATGAGGATAACACCGTATCGATTGTGGCAGGGGCTAAAGACATGTACGACCCAATTAAAAGGGAGCTGATGTTTAACCAGTCCCTCGAAACAAACGCACAGGTTGTGGCCTACGCGGAGTTCCTCCCAGCACAGGGTAAGAACGAGAACGCGGGGATGGTGTACGGACTGGAGACGGGTATTAAGGATATTTGGGGGTAAACCATGAGCGAAATAATAAACCAGGTAGTACAAGACCTTGAGTCAAGGGAGCAGAGGGGACTGTCCAAGTACGGGACAACCGTAGACAGGACAGACCTCTCCGAAATCGAGTGGCTACAACACGCTTACGAAGAGGCCCTTGACCTTGCCGTGTACTTAAAAAAAACAATTTCAATACATGATTCACGCAGTAGTGCACGTGGTTGAGCTATCAGCCATCATCATACTTGCCCTTTGGTCAACGGGGCGAATGAACGACCTCAAGGAGAGGTTTGAGCTTGAGTTACAGTCAAGGTCTTACGGTATCGATAAGATCGAGCAGGCGCTCAACGCAATAAACAGCAACCACGAAAAGAAAAAGAACCAACAGAAAAGAAGATGTGGAAAGAAGCAATCGTAGTCGCCCTCGCCCTCTACCTGACTGTTTATGCAGTAGTAAAGCTCGTGGAGAGGTGGGATAAAACAGACTTTAACTAACCCGTAAGTAGCCGACTTGCTAACGGCAATCCACGGGGGCAATACCTGCGGTAGTGGATCCGACCCCGCATGAGTCCCCGTGGCTAACCTTAATAACACTAAAAACAATAAATAAATGAGACACGTAGAAAAGGCCCTGCTGAAGTTCGGCGAAACACCATTCATCACCCTCGAAAACACAGAGGATGTGAGGGGGGTTGCCCCAGTTGTAAAGTTTACAATCCAGTCAGACCCCGTCAGCGAGGTCGGGGTAAACGGAGTTCAAGCAACAGATATGCTCGAGTACGTAAAGTGTTTATTCGAAAGCCTTAACGATGCATTCCCGTGCAGAGAAAATGCCTTGACAATCACAAAGATTGAAGAGGCTATCCACTGGCAGAACGCCCGTACCGCAAACAGAATCAAGCGCGGGGTTGAGGGGAAGAACGAAATTTAAAACATACTTACAAAATGGAGTGGACAAGCTCAAACAACTACCACAGACTGGTGGTGGGACAGGACATGATGACCGTCATTAAGGATGGGGGTGGTACAACGTGTACGGTTTGGTGTAAGAACAAGAGGAAGTACTCAAAAACATTCTACCACGAGGTCACCACAGAAGAGGCAACGTCATTCATTCATGGGGTGTACCAAAAAAATAAGTGCTTCTGGGACTAGCAGTCCCACTTCCTTAGGGCCAGGGCCTTCCTTGTCGGCTCCCCGTTAGGCTTCTTCATCGGACCAGCCATCCCGCTCATTCTAGCGCAAAATGACTTACGCCTTGCAGCGGCCTTTGGAGACCTCTTGGCCTGCTTAGCAGAGACTGGGGGCTTCAATGTGCCTCCGGTTTCACGCTTGTACGATGCACGGCCCTTGGCATTCAAGCCTCCTGTTTTTGACTTGCCCTCAGACCTCTGCCATGCTGGTGATTTTGCCATTATTTCTTTTTGTTTTGACGTTTATCTTGACGATAGTTCTTCATAGCCTCCTTGCGATCCTGGCCCTTTTTCCATGACCCAGCAGCAAACTTCTCTGCTCGTTTCTCACGCTTAAAACCAAACGTCTCGCCTCTCTTTTTTGCTTCAGCATACGCAGCCTTTGGATCATTGCTGTAATCAGTCCATGAACCATCTTTATTAGGGAAAATAGTCGGGTTAACGTCGTACTTGTACTTTTTTTTCCCCGATTCCCCATGCTGCATCAAGTGAGTTGAATTACTTCCGGGCATGGGCTTTTTAGGATCGCGAATAGCTTGAGCGGTCTTGCGACGCTGGCTAACCACCATTCCTTGTTTTACTTTTGGTTTAGGCTTATTCATCCCTGTCCTCGTGAAGATTTGACGTGCTTATCCTTCGGGGATTTGCGCTTGGAGGCTTTACCCTCCTTGCGCTTCCCGAATACTGTTTTTAGTCCGTTTCCTAGTGACTTTGCCATTACTTCTTCTTCATTTTAACGTTCTTCAACTTCGGGTTGGCCTTCTTAGCAGCAGGAATCGCCTTACGAGCAGCAGAGGCCAAAATAGCCCCGGAACTCTCCTTACTGATGCCCTGCTTCTTAGCAATCTTGCTCTGCACGGCCTTGAAACCCCGACTACAATCGGGGCTTTTTGATTTCCATATCTCTGAAGGATCTTACTTCTTGGGCAGGCCGAGATCCTTTCGGATCCACTCACGGGCTCCCATGACCTTGTCTCCAAACTCATTGTAGAGCCTCTTTGCTGTCTGGCGAACAACCTCGTTGCCCTCCCTGAGTTGTTGACCTGCGCTTTTAGGCTTCGGTTTCGGCTTTGACGGTCCGTTTTTGGGCATGCTTTTGGGGACAAATTGAGATCCTGTTCTTGGCTTAGAACCTCCGGGGCTTTGTTTATCAAGCTTTCTAACCCCGCTTCCCGGAGCCATTCTTGGTCCTGATTTCAAAGGACCCTGAGTGTTCGCCTTCTTTTTAGGCGGATTTGGTTTTGATGATTTTGCCATGTCGTATAAGGATAAAAGATTATTTCTTACCTCCGGAACGAATGATACCGGCCTTGGTTTTGAGATCCCGGGCCTTCTCAGCCTGTCTCGCAGACCTTGCGTACAACCTGTTGGTCTTGGCCTGATGAGCCATGCCCCCGAAGTCGTCGTAGGTTACCGTCTTGTTTTTTGGAGGCTCAGCCTTTCTCGTGGCCTCAGCCTTGTTCCAAGACGATTTAGCCTTGGTCATCTTCTTTTCGGCACGAGCCTCCACCTTGGCAGCTCGTTTTTCTGGGTTACCCCTGTTTACCTTTTTCATTGTTTATTAGTATTTAGATCGATTTGACTTCGGTTGAGCCTTCGCCCGGTATTCAGCCATCTTCACAGCCCTCTTTTCAGCCTGCTTCTTGGTGATGGTCTTTGATCCGTACTGAGGCTTGCTGGAGAGCCCCTTAGCACCCCCAACGTTCTGACGGTTGGTCCCAACACTTGAATTCGTCTTAACCGCCCCACAGCCATCCTTGCTGCAAGACATCCCCGAGTTCGCACCCTCAGAAACCTTGCGATTCTTCGGATCCCCATTCTTTACAAGTCTCATAACTTTTTTTTTACAAATATACACAACCAATCAATTACAACAAAAAATTAATTAACCATAGAAAACCCCGAAAACTCATAAACCAACTGTGGCGGAGGGATTTTATTGAAAAAACGTAAACCAAGCGTAGTGAAGCGATTTTATTGAAAAACGTAAACCAACTGCGGTGGGGGTCACCCCCCCCACCACCACTGCCGCCTGCCGCTCCCGAAGTCGAATTAGCAAATGGGGTGGGTGCACTAAGTCGCTGATCCACAGCTAATTATCCCCCAACAGGTAACGCATTGGCTGTCAACCATATAGAGCGGGGAAGCAGGAGGCATAAGGAGCGGCACATAGTGGTAACTACTTGGTAGTCAGCTATGTATAAAGCGTTGATAATCAGCCACAAACCGGCGGCCATATCCCATGGACTGGGCGCGGTATTATGCATGCATAGGACATGGTGTTATGCGTGCATAAGGTGCGATGCTATGCGTGCATAGTGTGCAGTGTTATGCGTGCATAGCTTACAATCCTATGCGTGCATATGATCACGTCAGACCACAATCTGGATCATATGAACTGGCCCGCATAAACTAGGCGCAATCGTCCGCTCATCGCGCACACTGGGCGCTGGTCATATAAACTGGGGAGCGCTGCGCGGCATGGCGAAAGCAGCCCAGAAACAGGTCTAATAATAGGAATCCAACGATAAAATTGTCTTCAGCCGGAGCAGGAAGATAAACTGATCCTGATTATCAGTGCTTTAACTTTGAGGCCAAAACCTCTGAGAATACAATAATGAGGGGCTGTTTTAAGGGCTGCCGGATCATGCCTTTTTTCGTGTTTTTTCATGCAGTTGTGCTGAAAGCCGCGTGGGGCGTGGGAAATTTTTAGTTTGGGCCACAACAAGATTGGAGAGCCCAAACGCGTGCGCACACGAGGAGACCTTGTGCAATACACTATTATTCTTTTGTGTTTGTGTAGTAGGAGGAGAGGGGAGAGCTATGCGTGCAGTGTATCCGCGCTCGGGCCTTGGCCTTTCCGGACCATTTTCGGATGACCTTAAATGCACCCATTTTTTAACCTGATTTTAGCCCCGTTTTACCCTGTGTCCGGATCACCTGAGAACGTGACCTAACGGCCTGAAATGAGCCATTTTTACCGATTCAGCGATTTGCTGCATTGCTTGATTGATGCGGGTTTCAATGCTGTTGCTTACAAAGATAGTCAATGTTTACGCGGCTTCCAAGAAAAGTCAAACTTTTTTTCATTTTTTTTTCGCTCTACAACCCGCGTCATTCCTACAAAACTGAAAATAATTGAAAAAATATTTTGAATGTGGTTTCGGCCACGTCTGACGCGGGTTTCAGAAATGACATTTTCTGAAAGCCTTGATAATACAGGTGTTTTAAACGATCATTCAAATTTGCATTGAAACTTTCACTTAAACATATATTTGCCCCGTTCAACGGAACAACGGAGTGCTTAAGTCACCCGCAAGTATACCTGATGAGATATCAGTTAGAATTGAAAGACAGCAACAGGTTCTGATTCCCTCTCCTGACAGAAAAGAGGGTGAGCGCGAAGGTAACGACGCGACGAGAGCAAGCTCGCAAATGGCCGACAACATTCGGCAACCTGTCAGTAACAAGGTTAGGAGTTACAGGTTAAACTTGCCTGAGCCGTGCCAATAGCACGGGAGTAACAAACGGAGTACCGCAATGGCCCGAAAAAAAGCGCAATACAGCGCAATACAAGTCCCGCAGTAATGTGGGGAGCAGTTAACGAGTAGCGTCTTAACTGCTCAATGAAGCAAACGTGCAATACAACACAGCAACGACGCAAGGTGCGGCAAGTGTGACTAACTGAGGTTACCACATTCGCAGGGAGTTCGAGTCTCCCCGTTGTTCTAAACTTAATACACAACAGCATGAAACACTTTTTTCTAGTTGGCGAACAGGCCGTGGAAATTTACCCAAACATCGCCGAATTGACTGACCACTTTACAGGTGACGTAATTTGTTACGATACCGAAAAAAACACACCCGAAGATTTGCTTAAAATGTATGACGGGTGGGATGGCTTTGTGGTAATCACCGAGCAAGAGTACAACACGATCTTCAATCAATTTTATCCAAACTTAAAAACTCAACAAGTATGAAAAGCAAATTAGAGATTCACAACCGGGAGCATCAACCACGAACGGCTTGATGAAGTGTGCTTTTTTTAAAAATAAATTTTGAAACTTAAATTTACTGCATATATTTGCACAAAACAAACAGACAAACAGAATGAACCTACAAACATTTATTGACGACCTCGTTACGGGTAACGGGGCATCTTACTCACTCACTCAGGGTAAACCAACGACAGGCGTTATGGCTTCGATGCAGGGGCATGAGTACATCCCTGAACTGCCCTCCGCATACATTCGTTATAAACGTGAATTGCAACGCGAGATGATTGCTAACCACGTCCTGAATTTCATCGCTAAGAACGGCATTGAGGCGGAGCAGGAGGACGTGTACATCGGGGGGTGGTGGAGTGACAACAAGCTGTACCTTGACCTGTCCCGCCGCTTCGATAGCGTGCAGGATGCGGCAGAGTTCGGGATGCTTAACAATCAGAAGGCAATTTACTCGATTGACCTTGACAGGGAGATAGAACTCCCCATGCCCCAAGGACACGGCACGGAAACGCAGAAGCGTGACTACATCAGAATTATATCTCAGCGAATAGCTGAAGATAACAAGTGATACGGCCACACGGCTTGGTTCATTGGCGGGTTCGACTCCCGCCCTTGTTCTATCAGGTGCTCAACCTGATGCTCGTAAATGCAAAGAAGGGAGGAGCGGCAACGGCTCGCACTCCCTTTATCTAAGAAACAAAACAAACAAAATAAAATGAAGAACAGAATCAGTAAACAAGCAAAGGCAATCGCAGACCGGCATTTGGAAGCGCTCAAGACCGGCAACTTCGACGACCCTGTGGTGCACACGAAGCAAGAGGTGATTGACGCCTTAAGAGCAGGCAAGACACTGAGCGGAGTGATTGATCAGATAGAGACCGAGTTTATCTCTGTAGGCTCTATCATGATCAGTAAAATATTCAAGCACGAGAGCAAGTCATATCGTGCCGGCATCTACAAAGGATTCAAGATACTAATCGACAAAAAGTAACAGCATGAAAAAACACCTCCCCGCACTCTCGGTGATTGCCTTTGTCGCGGTCATCGTCCTGCTCCTGTCTGAAATCAACTACAGGGCAGCTGTAAACGCAGCACGAACTACCGATGGTAGTGATGAAAGCATCCAAGCAGTTATGACCGCCTACGGCTTCCGCTGCGATGCTCTTGGAAGTATCGGAACAAGAGATAAAGTAGTGGCATTCATTAACTCTAACAACTAACACCATGCAGAATAGCACAACACACCACATTGACCTGGCAATCGAGTCCCTTGAACATCAAGTAGAACTGCTTGAGAGGCTCAAAGACAGGGTCAACCAACTTGAGAACTCTATCCACAACGAGGCAATGTACCAAGACATGGGCTTCCCCCGACTCGTTGAGAAGTCAAAGAGAACGTCCTCCCTGCTGAGGTCTAAGATTGCCATCCTGTCGGAGGCAGTGTTCTCCAAGCACAGGATGACGCTCTCCCACAACTCAGTAATTCACCTACAAACACACATTGACAATGAAAACATTTGACATCAACATTTACAGCAAGACACCCGCAGAGGTTCAGTCGTGCCGGTCAATGCTCCACACCTTGAAGCACGAACAACTCGGCAGGTGCTACAGCAGGTACACCTGCGACACCTGTAACATCCAATGGTCAGTAGATAGTTCAGACTAAAAAAAAACACAATGAACGTAAGAGTATGCGAAGTGACAGAGGTTATCCTCTGCTCCAACCCAAACCACAGCATCGAAATAATTCTAATAAACGTAAACTGATGAGAAACAACTC